GTTTGAGAATTTTTAAGGAAAATTGCTCTAAAAATTTTATCTTCAAGCTCTTCACTAATTCCTCGATTGCATATCTGAACACTTCGAAATTGTTTATTAGTTATAAATTGCCCAAACTTTGCAACAGTACCTTCAACCCATTTAGTCGAATCTTCTATAATCTCTTTACATTCTTGCGGAGTAAAAAGAGGTATTGAAATAGTTTGGGCTACCATTATTCCTTGCCATTATAAATGTTTTCTTTTAGGTATTGATAATGTGAAGGAGCAGTTTCCATTAACGAATTAATGTACTCTTTCTTTTGATCCCAATAGTCTTGTGTTTGTGTCGTAATAAACTCAGGAGCTTGTCCGTGTCTTGCAGTAATTAACTGACGTACGATATCTAATTGAGTAGGACTCACTGGGAACACATTCATACCTACCATAATGTCTGGCATTCCGCCCATTGACTGGTCTCCGGGCATATGGTGAGTTTGCAATAGTTTGATAGCTAAGTCGCTTGCAGAAGATGGAATCTGATTAAACTTGCGATCAAGCATTAATGGATCCATTTCGATCTGCTCTGTAATGTACTTCCAATACGGAGTATCACGACGTGACGAAAACACATAGTGATAAGTGACAAAATTTCTGAAACTATCCATTACATAGTTAGTAATAAAATTAAAATTATCTACGTGAATTTTATTGATTTGTCGATTATGCAGTGTTTCGCACAATTTTAAAAGCATTTCTTGTACACTTAATAGTCCAGTACTTTCTAATGGTTCAACAAACGCATAAGAAAGTCCAACGCCGACAACATTCTTTTCCCATGCTCTTTTATGGATACCATTTTTAATTTCAATTAATCTAAACTCTAAGAATTTACTTCTTACAGGGTTAACCATACGCATATTAGGACCATCTAAATGTGCCATATATTCTTTTAATGCGTCTTCTTTGCTGATAAATTTATCACAGAATACATAGCCACTACCGATTCGATTATATAGTGGAATATTCCAAACCCAGCCGTTATCAATTGCAGTACAATTTGTTACGTTTTCCATTTCAATTTGTTTATCTGCATACGGAATATGTGTAACCCAAGCATAGTTATTTGGCAAGTGTGTTGAATAAGATTCAAATTCTACACCCATAGTCTGTTCTAGTAACAAAGATCTAAATCCGGTACAGTCTATGTATAAATCTGCTTCAAGAACATCGCCGTTGCTCAATCGTAAACCGTCAACATAGCCGTCTTCTGCTACTAAAACTTCTTCTATATGAGCTGAAATATGAACAACACCATTAGGAACACAAACTTTTTCTTTTAAAAATTCACCAAACAATGTTGCATCCATGTGATAAGCAGAATCGTTAGTCCAGCTGAATCCTGGAAGCTGTCCGTCCTTATTATCAAATATTTTATTTTGATAAATCATTGGCATAGAACTGTAAACACTTTCGTAGAAGTCGTTATTATCTAACTCAGGATTTAGAACTTTTTTAACATACCAATCAGTTGCACCTTGTTGTGTATTTTGCAAATCTTTAATACCAAAAGGATAATAAAATGTCTTGCCTTTTTCGTAAAAGTCAGTAAACTTGATAGCTAGTTTGTATGTAGCATTACAGTACTCCATCCAGTCTTCATCTTTAAGGCCAAGCAAACCCAAGTACTGATTGATAGTTCCTAGTGTAGATTCGCCAACTCCAATAATTGGAACATCTGGCGATTCAACTAGTGCAATTTCCATGTTAGGAAACTGCTTTGATAGCATAGCTGCGCTCATCCAGCCAGAGCTGCCGCCACCCGCAATAATAATTCTTTTAATAGGTTTTTTCATGTGAATGTCCTTAAATCCTCTCCGATATTTAGTGCTGTATTTTAGATGTAGCTTATGTTTTGAACGCTAGTATCTCGCCAATAATTTCTATGCAAATTAAACGAAATTGAAATTCTAGTGTCATCTGTTTTATTTTTTTCAACAGAATGCAATAGCCATCCTGGAAAAAGTAATAGCTTTCCCACTGCTGGTTTTATATCGCAATGTTTTTCTGCCACGTTTCCAAACGGAAACATTTCTTGTGCCATCCAAGGAACAGGATGCATAATACTAAAAACCCCATCGTTACCTGTTGTTTGATAATAATAAGTTCCTGATATGAATGCATCTTGGTGTTGATGCCATTCTTGCCCTTGATCTTTGCCTGTTTTATTAATCCAGCTATGTCGCAACGCTATAGGAACAGGATGCCAGGATTGTGTTGCATCAATGTATTTTTTAACATGTTGTTCAATATATCTTTTTAGATTTACTAATTCAAAATCTTCAATAGAATTTACTCGTGATTTTATATTGGTCTGCACACCGTCAAACCAACCTGGTGGATTTTCAAACACATCTGTTTGTTCAATTAAGGGTAATTTTTTCTTAATCTCGTCTTGAATAAGAAAAATTTCTTGAGAGGTTCCTTGGTGCTCATATATCAGAGTTGGAAAAAGTGCTCGTATTGGCATTATAGTCCTTTATCTTTTAATATTTTTTTACGTTTATAATATTGTCCGTTTAATGTAAACGGCACACTTCCGACTTGTTTCATATATTCATCGTATCCAACTGTATGCATTTTAATTTCAATGTCTGCTTCAGATAACGGAATAACATGAGCTAATTCTTTACCAGCAGGAATTGTTACATCTTTAGGAAACATTGTTTTTGGAACCAACAAATTAACACTAGTAGTATGTTGATATTTGTAATCAACAACGCCGTTGACAACAAACGGTTTAAATTCATCATCGTGCCAGAATGTATTGGTATATAAAAAATTAACTCCTGTCTTTTCTTTAATTTTCCAAGGACTGTTTAATTTTAAATGATGATATCCTTTGAGATATTCTCCCCACTGTTTAGGATGATGCGCTTCTGCATCTTCTTCAGGAAACCATTTTAGACTGCCACTTTCTGTTCCGATCCAGTATTCTTCCCAACTTTGTATGATAAAACCAGTCCTATAAAGTGTACCAACACCAGGGCAAGTACGCATTGTTCCTCGCATTGGACCGTTATGTTTTATAGTTACCGGCAAGTTTTTCCAAAAAGATGGAAGACGATCTTCTGCATAAAGAATAGGAAAAAGTGTTTCCACTTCGGGATGATGTGTAAAACAATCTAAAACAATTTTTGATTTTTTAAAAAAGAATGAAAACATATCTGTTACCTGTAATTTTTTTTAGAGTGAAATAAAGATGCATACAACCCCGACCAATATGAATTAAGACGATATTTAAAACTAGACCTACTCCACTCTTCAAGATCAGTTACATGCTTAACTTCCATCTTCCAGTCATCTCGTTTAAACGGAAATACTACTACTAATGGATCTCCGGGAAAAATAGTAAATGATTTTTCCTTTATTAGTCCTACTAATCCGATTGGTTCATCGTGTTTGTCAGTATCAACAACACCTGGAAAAATTGAAAATTCTTTTCTAAATCGATAAAACGGATCAAAAAGCATACAGCTATAACCTGGAGGAGTTTTTATATGCCAAGGCTGATTTATTTTTAAGTAATGATGTTTCTTCCCGTCGGATGTTTTAAAAGGCGCCTGATACCAAGGATGCTTACCAATATGTTTTTCAGTATTTCTACAACGATAATCAAACCCTGTAATAAACTTTTCATCTACATATTCTTTAATTTGAATTTCATAAGTTGCTCTTATAATGTAACCAGTTGTCATATAATCTAACACTGGAACACATCTTTTAATACTTGGAGTATTAGGTTTTGTATACGGTTCAATTTCGGGAATTTCGATAGGAGTATCTTTATACCATTCGGGTATTAACTTTCCAGCAGGCACAGGCGGAAAAGAATCTATCGTTTCTAAATCGCTAGTAGAAAATGTTATTAGATTAGTCATTTAAATTTTTTTTCAGAGTGGAATAATTTTTTGTATGCATTAAACAGATAAAATTTAGATTTATCTAATATAGTAGTTGATGTAAATTCTGCTTCCCAGTTATCACGTTTAAACGGGATGATCTGTACAAGCGGGTCTCCACAGAAAAATCTAACTTCTTCAACATTTCCTGTCAAGTACCCAACTACTGGAATTTTTTGATTAAATTTATCAGTGTCTATAATTGCTGGCATTATACTAATATCTTCTCTAAACAGATAATAAGGTTGTATAACCAAGCAACTATATCCAGGCGGAGTTTGTATAGACCACTCGGAATTAAATCTAAAATAGTTCTTTAAACTCTTTTTATCTTTAGAACGCATTGGGCACATGTTTTCACTATATATCGCAACTGCGTTATTAGGATGCAACCCTTGCATATCGTCAGTTTTTTTTGGATCGTTTAGTTTATTTCCTATCATGCTGGCAGTAGTGATGCCCATTTTAGGAATAAAATTTTCAATTTTTTCACTAACTCTGACTTCGTATGTTGCAGGCAGAATATAACCGGCTGTTAAAAAATCTTCTACTGGTACACAAGCTCTTATATTTTTGATAGCGTCTTCGTCGAACCCATATGAATCCTTGGCAGAAGGTAAAGTTGAATACCATTCGGGTATCAAATCCTTGGTCGGAATTGGCTTCCAATTTTGCAATGCAGTTTTATCTTCTATATTAAACTTAATCTTCATTGTTTATTCTCGGGCAACTCGTCGACTTCTAAAAGCCAGGTAGTTAAAATATATTTGTTAGAATTGCCAATAGGAGGATTTCCTCTATGGGTGTGGGTCCAATCTGCAGGCCATATTAGCAGTTTATTTTTCTTTGGCTTAATTCTTGTATTCTGATATAAGAATTCTGTTTCGCCTGCATCTTCTATATCGTTCATGTATAACTGTACTACAATTTTCCTACGCCCATCGTCGCCTAATGCTTCATAATGCCATTGATGAAATCCTCCGCCTGGCATAATGCGTTTCATTTTAATTTGATCAACTTTATATGTTTTTTCCTGCAAAATACTAAATTTTTCAAAATAGATAGGAACTATTTTCTTCCATAAAACTTCTAAAAAATGATTCATATACTCTGGAGGTAGTGTATTAACTACAGCAGGACTTAAAAAATATAATTGTTCATCGTCCTTCCAGTGCTTAGGAGTTGCATCTTGTTGATGCAACGCTAGTGAGCTTGTTTTGTTATAGTAATTGATAACATCTTGGAAGTAGGCATTTTGAAAATAATTTTCAAAAACACCAATGAAACCTATGAATTCGTGTTTTTCAAAATTCATTTTATGTCCAACCTATAGTTGCCTGCTACAGAAATTCTCACATCATCTGTACTGTAGAATGGATATACTTGATGCTGTAACTCTGATGGAAATATACAAATTTTTCCTTCTAGTGTTTTATCAACTGGAATAGGATAGTTATTAACTTTTCCAAGAGCATCGGTATACACAAATTCAAAGTTAGCTGTACGATTTTTAATCAAGTCCGGATTTGCAGTATTATCTTTTTCATCAGTCATTGCAAAAGGAACTTTTGCCCAAATTACAAAACTGTAAAGTCCACTGTGATTATGTAAAGGTAAAAACTCTCCTTTACGCTGAATGTTTACCCATATACGTTCAAGTGCAATTTGTAACTCTTTGCCTTCGACATTGGCAGAATAATTAAAGATTCTGTCAAAATACTGATAACGAGATTCATATTGATGTACTAATTTTAATATTTCTGCATCAAGCAACGACACTAGTTCTTTACTAAACTCGTAATCGGCAGAATAACCTAATTTTTTCTTTTGATATAGGCGTAGTAAGTCTTTAGATTCATCAGGAGTAGATTTAAAATCTGCAGCAAACCCATCAACTTCTTGTTTTATTCGTTGGAACAGGAATGGATTAAAGTTATCCACATAAATTCCAACGTTAGGCAAGTCATAAAAGCTCATATTACTAATTATCATAGATAATTAGGGCTGTTTATAATCGTGGTTACTTAGAAGTTCGACGTAGGAAATCGATAAAATCATGATATTTCAAATTGGATCGAAGTTTGTTATCTACTACAGTTTGGAATCCGTCTATAGTTTTCTTTACGTCTCTTAAACTTAGTATTTTTACTTCGTTACCATCGAATATTTTTCGAGAAGTTTCAGGAGCCAATCGATTTGTACCTGCAAGTACATATGACCATAAACTCATATCAGGAGCACCAAATACTAAACTAAAGTCTCTGTTTGTGGGCATTTTTGTTTTAGACATCTCTAGAATATCTTGAACAAACGGAGTCATAGTTGCACCAGATTTGATGTATTTCCAAAATTCGCTGTCATCTCTTCCGCCCATGTAATGCGCTACTAGAAAGTCTTTAGTAGTGTCATATAATTCAGCCATGCGTCTATTATAACTTCTCATACTACCAGGATTAAGTGTTTCGTCAACTGTAGGCATTAAAAACTCAAATGTAAACATTAGTATTTGAGCAACAGTAGTGTGGATACTGGTTGCCTCTAACGGTTCAGCAAATGCAGCGGCTAATCCAATAGCTAGACAGTTTTTATTCCACAAATTTTCTAATCGACCAGTGTCAAATTTTAAAACTCTGATAGGTTCAATTGGCATGCCTAGTGTTGTTTCTATCTCTGCTTGAGCTTGATCTGCTGAAATAAAATTATCATCAAATACATAGCCGCATCCTTTACGATGCTGTGTTGGGATTTGCCACATCCACCCTGAAGATTGTGCCCATGCAGTAGTCCAAAGTTCTGGGTATTCACCTTCTTTATAAGGTAATAAGAAAGGCATTGCTGAATTAACAGGTAAATTTTCTTTGTAACTAATCCACTTTGTGCCTAATTTTTTCATTAATACTTGACGGAAGCCGCTGGCATCTATAAAGAAATCACCGTCTACAACTTTTGCAGATTTTAATAATAAGGATTTAATGTGTCCGTCTTCTCTTAGATTTACATCAACTACTTCGTCGTCTAGTACTGTAACTCCTGGACTTTTTGTGGTAATCTTTTTAAAATATTTTCCAACTTCGTGTGCATCAAAATGAAGGGCTGTTTCTAAAGTATCAAACTTAAATGTATTTTTATTAAAATTTGATATGCTTTTTTCCATTGCTTGCCCGTGTTCGGAACTCATATGTACCATGTCAGGGTGTGTGCTATGATAGTGTGCAAAAATATAATCTACAGTATAGTTAGTGGTAGGAGCACCGCCAATAGGACCCATGTAGTGTTCACCACGTTTAGTCCAGTCTTGATGTTTAATTCCATATTTTAAAGTTGCACCTGTTTCTCGTAAAAAGTCGAGTAAATCACAATCAAAATCGTACATGAGATTCTTAAGAACAGATGTTAACAAACCTGTTGACCCTTCTCCAGCACCGACAATTCCTATTGCCGACGATTCAATAATCGTTATTGAATGCATAGGTGCAACTTTACTGATTATTAATGCAGAAACCCAGCCCGCTGTTCCGCCGCCTACAATTACTATTTTCATTTAATACCCTTCTACGTTGTCAAATTGCAACATTATGTTTAATGGAACAACTACCCTTAGCTTACCGCTTGTATGTTCTGGAGTGTGATGATCTAACCAAGAAGGAAAAAATACAATATCCCCTTCTTCAACCACTACTGATTTTTCTGTTGGATAATACATTTCAGGCAGATAATTTCTATTTTTAGTTGGAAGAACAGATTTCATCATTCTAGCATTTGGATTTAAAAACACTGTTCCAGGAGCATTGTCCTCCATAACAACATAGTGTACAGCTGACCATTGTATGGTTGTTGGACCGCCTGTATGATCGTGTGCAAACTGTGATGTTGAATGAGTCATCATACCATACCAACAAGTAACTTTATATGTCCATCCAAGTGAAAAATCAATTCCAGAATACTCTAAAAATTCTTTTATGTCATCGTCATAAAATTGAGACAACATTTTCCAAGGTGCTTTTACTGCTCCTGGAATATAATCTGTGTATGCATTAGTTAACTTATCGTTAACTCCTTCTTTTAAAAAATGAGGATATACATTATCCATTAAATATTTTTTAATTTTATCATGATTGCGAAATTTAAGTTTTGCTATAGGTACAGCAAATAATGGCATAGGTGTAATGTTAGACATGTTAATCAATCCATTTAAAGTTCATGTCAACATCGGGTCTGTCATATTCGTAATGATCTATGAAAAATAACAAAGTAGTCCTAAGTTTTCCGTCCGTTGTTTTAAACGTATTTGGCCTATGCCACAAGTTTGAATCATATGCAATTAGTCTGTTATATACATTGCCTATTCTTATAGTTTCTTCAAAGTTAGAATGATTGAGTTTTAAATCTTCTTTGTATTGATCAGTTACAACGCTGGTTGTATTAAATTCTTTCCTAGAAGAAAAATCAGTAGTTGTAAAATCTTGTGAGCCATGTTTTAAAAAGATAGAAGTACCGCTGTCAAAATTTGATTCATTTGGATTCAAGTATACTAGTCCTGCAAGACGAACATCATCGTTGTGTATCCAACCGCTGTTTGCAAATTCGTCATCATACACTTCGTTGATATGAAAACTAATATGTGTTACAAAGCGACAAATTCCTGGAAAAACTTCAAGTGCTATTTTCTTAGCAAAAAATATTGCAAAATCTCTAGTCACAGTATCTGTAGATTCTAATAAGTTAATTGTACGTTTTCCAGGATATCGGTCTGATTTAGTATATTCTTGTTGTTGAGCAAGAGTTAATATTTTATCAGGATTGTTAAAAAAGTTGTTTTTACAAACAACTACTCCGGCCAAAGGATGATTAGTTTTATCAAAATTAAAAATTGTTTGCGAACTGTTCATGCCAACTTCCTGCTAAGATTAAACACCATAGTAATTCTGCCTTCTTTATTATGTGTTTGAGGAACAACATGAGGTATCCACGATTCCCACATTAATAACAATCCTTTTTTTGGTGTAATTAAAATTTCTTCAATATTAGTAGGAGTGTCTCCTAGTCTAGGTAACATGGTAAATTGTCTAAAAGGGCGAGGATCACTAATAATTAACGGTGCTGATCCTTCCGGAACTTGAAGATACAGTAGACCAGATAATATAGAATTTGGATGTGTGTGGGATTCGTGATAGTTTCCTTCAAACATCTCACTTACAAATACTTGAGTTTCAAAATTAATTTGCTGCTCATCGTATCCTAGTTGTCTAAGATAATTTCTAGCTGTTTTATGTACAAGATTCTTAAAAGGTTCTATGTCAGATTGTTGACCTAATTGCATCGATGTGTCAAAAGTATTTTTGTAGCCCCAGCGATGTCTTACATAATTTGGGTCAGACAAATATTTTTTTGCTACAGGCAACATTGCATCCGCTAATACCAAATGGAATTCTGAAAGGATTGCTGTAGGAAAATGATATTGTATCATACTAGTCCGCTACCGTGCCTCTGTAAATCAAACGCATGATGATAGTTTGGTCCGTAAACTTTTACATAATGTAAAAATGCCTGTACGCACTCATTTCCTGTAAATTTTTCACGCCAGTGCGGAGAAATAGCACCTTTATAAATCACTGCCTCACCAGATTTTAATGTTGCACTAGCAATCGTGCCGTCTGGTTTTGTAAAAAAAATTGGCCACTCGTCGCCACTTAAATTTAAACTTATGCTAATTTCACACGCTTCAGCATCTGTATGTGGCAACAGTTCTGCCCCGTGCTTATACCAACGTGCATAACAATATGTAGGATATAATCGTTCTCCTAACAAATCATTAAGATAAAATATTTTTGATATTAATATTTGATCAATTAACGGGTGACCGTATACTGCTGGACTGCCTGGCACTTGTGTATCAGGCTTGGCAAAACTTTCAATGCAATGTTTTTTAAATTCTCGCGCTGCATAACTAGATGCATCCTTGTGCAAAAATTCTGGTACTACAACGTAGTTGTTTTGTTCAAGTTCTGCACGGATTGGGTTCATTGTGGATCCGGTTCTACTATACACCAAACATCAGATTCTGGCATGCACCAATAAGTTTCGCCGCCTACACCAACCTTCGATCCAGCAGCAGGGTGACATAAAATTTCATCTCCTACTTTTACAGTCATCGGAATTAGTATAGCTGTTTTTTCTGAATATTTTCCAGGACCTACTGCCATAACAGTTGCTTTTGATGTTCTTTCATCAACAGAAGTTGGAGCAAGTACAATACCACCGGTTGATACTTGTTCTGGCTCGTGTCGCTTGACTAAGATTCTGTCATGAGCTGGTTTTAAAATTGGCATCGATATCTCCTTAAATTAAATTAATTATTTCAAATACTGTTTGTAATTTTGTTCGTATTGTTTTATTGTTAAAACTATTACGCAACCCTTGATGCAATGGCTTTGGTGCATAGTCTACTGTGGACCAAGCCCATGCACAATGTTCTTCGCTTAGTATAGGCAAGAATTCATCTTCTATAACACAAAGGTATGTGTGAAAATTAAAGACTTTATCGTTAGAAACAAATGTTTCCAACGGAACAGTTTTAATTATTTTTGGAATAACACCAATTTCTTCTTGGATTTCACGCTGTAACCCTTGCCAAGGATTTTCATTTTGTAAGTTTGTTCCGCCTACTAAACCCCAAGTTCCGGCATGTTTGCCATGAGCTTTTTGCAATAACAGAAATCGTCGTGTTGATTTAGCGTAGAATAATGCTCCGCTACAAACAATTCTATCTGTTACAGTTCTAGTCTCCATTCGCCTGCTCTATACTCACCTTCAAAGGATTTTGCCCAATAAACGCCATTCCAGACGTACTGAACTCCAGTGTATATATTAGTTTGATAGAGTAAGGTGTCTGATTCTTGAGCAGCATTAAAAATTATATTCCACTCAGAACCAGTCCATTCAATGATGTCGTTTGCACGAGCAACAAAATCATTGCCGCCTGTAGATTTCCATGCATCAGGACCGTCTTCGTTGTTAATGAATCCAATATCTTCAACAATTAAGAATCTGTCTCCAGCTATAACATTCTGCATACCGTGCCCTGGATAAACTTTTTGAGGGTCAATAATAGCATCAAATGTACCAGGACTGTTTGGACGATAACTGCCATCGGCATCGTAATCTGGATCGCTATCTAGATTACCATTACTGTCAATTCCTGTGTTTGTATTGAGCGTATCTGCGTCCCAAGACACAGTTAATATAGTTGGGTCGAGAGGACTTATAGCTACCGTGCCAACAACCTCTGTACCATTTGATTGTGTCAAATATAACGCACTAGATCCTGCATTATATTTTCCAGGGTAGCTATCAAATACTGACTGCCACTCAATCGGTACACCTTGACGAACTGGAATATCCAGCGTTGGCTCGCGTGGGATACTGCTTTCTGACTTGTGTAATAGTATTGCTTGATTGTTGTATACTTGAATATTATAATCAGTGATAGTAACTACATCACGAGTTAACATTTGTCCTAGTGTAGTTTCAGGACCTGCTAAAGGTTGTCCTAAGCCATCTATGTAAGTATTCTTATCAGTTGACGAACCTTGATGAATACTGGTAATAATCTTTGTAATAACACCCAAATGCTTAACTTTGACTGGCGGACTAATCCAAATTGGAGTTTCAAAAGCAAGTGTAGCAATGTCAATAGGAGTTTCTACTCCTACTGGTACTGTGCGACTAGACCAAGTAACTTGACCTAAATTTAATATTGTTAAACTTGTCCAGTCAATATAATTGTCCGTAGTTTGTAGTTCTAAACTAGGATTAAAAAGTACTAAAATTTGTTCTAGTAGTTGTAATTTTTGTTCAGTGTTTGACGCCCATATATCACATTTCATTGACAATTTAAATGGTGTCGGCATTAAACGTTCTACAGTATAGTTACGACCTTGTCCAGTTGTGTATACTGGATTATTAGGGTCGCTATCGTTAATTTCACGTTCACGCACATGAACTTTTCCAACGTAACTAGGGTCTCCAAGTCTATTTCTATCTAATTCTAAACCACTGATATAAACACTTATTCTTGGAACACTATTAACTTTATTTTCACTGTTCTGACGAATTATGCTTGCGGCTTGTCTATCTGGATCACCATACATTACCGGCACACGTACAAGTGTACCATCTCCATAACGTACAGTAAAATTACTCAATACACGAATTGTTTGTGTAAGATAGCGTCTAATTTGCCCGTCATAAAAGTATTGCATTATAAATCTGCCTTAGGTCTAAGAGCCTTGCTAAGGCTTTGTCGTTGAGCTTCTCTGTTATTACATAAGCTAAGTTTCCAAGTTCCAGTGTAAGGAACGGCTTGTTGCTCGGTGTCAATTACAGGTAATGTTATATGGATTTTGCCACCTACATCTGTTATAATATCTTCATAATCGGCAACGGTATAGGCAATTTCAACAGTATCTAATTTTAGAACTAGATATAGTGCCGTAGTTGGATAATTAATATTTGTGTCAAACTCAAATTCATTGGCAGCTAAGTTTATCCAGTCAATAACAACTGCTTCGTTGTAGATATAATTAGTATTATTAATAAATCCTGTTGTATGTGTTTGACGTGTATCGTTATTTGTCATGTTCATACGTACTGCATCTTCTACTTTTACCCAACGTGTTCCGTCAAAGCGGAACAATCTATTAGGCATAAAATCTGTACGCAAGAAGAAATCGTCTGGGCCTGGTAGTTCTGGAAACTGTATGCCATGGCCAAAATCATATCCGTTTTGTGGAAAACCGTCACCTACTAGATATCCAGTGTAACCTGTTCTAACTGGGCGCTTGTTTGATTCTAATGCAGTGATTGATGAAACACTGGCATCTAATTCGCTAGTATTGTCTGCTGTGTTTAGTGTAGTCTTACCTTGCTCGTCTACAGCCAAGGTATAAAACTGTCTAGTTTCATAACCACTCATAGGACTGTCAGCTTCTGCTTGTAATATTATAGCATCATTTATTTCTAACTCTTTTCCTCTGGTACTTAGAATTTCTCGCAATGTTTTATCAATAGGATCTCCATTTGCATCGATTGCGGGCTTATCGAGTATGTCAGCAAATTGTTGAGCGTCAGTAATCTTCTTGCATTTTATTCTGTATAAGTGCGGATACCATGTAGCACTAAACCCTTCGCTAGCACGACCTACGTCTTCAATAACATAGTAACGTGGTAATCCTATTTCGTAATCATTTAACGCAAAATTATCACGTAAATGAGGTAGTTCCAATACGTCGCCACTTAAAGGCTTGCGACCTATATATTTGATAAAATCGTTAATGTGGACAGTTAGATAAACTGTATCGTTGTCAATGAACAAACCAAATTGACTTAGGTTAAAATCGATGTTTTGTACATTATAATGCCCTCGAATCCTGTAAATTTCTTCGCTGTATTTCCTATCTCTGTTCTCAAGAAACAATAAATCTTGTATATTAGTTTCTTTGACAGCATCGTAGATAGGCTGGTCCGCTGTACCTTCTGTGGCTATTTTAGGGCCTAAGTATTTGTGCAAGTACACATCCGTTCCGCCCACCTGAAACATCTCAGAAATCTGGCGATCCATGAATTTGTAGTCTTGCCCTCTTTCGGGTTTGTATAATGATAAACGTGGCATAATGATATTTATCGCTAGATAAATATACTAGGAGAACTTATAATGGCAGATATTTACCCAACAAATCCTGGTGAATCCGACAGCACTATAGAGCGTAACAAAGCATTTGATTACGTTAAAACTATGTTGGGTGACGGCATGGTTGAAGTAGAACTAGACCCTAAACACTATGAAATAGCGTTAGACCGTGCAATAACAAAGTTTCGTCAACGAAGCAGTAATGCAGTTGAAGAAAGTTACATGTTTTTAGAGTTAATGCAAGACGTTAACGAATATCGTTTGCCTAATGAAATTGTAGAAGTTCAAAGTATTTTTAGACGTGCAGTGGGTTCACGTAGCGGTTTAGGTGCAGGTGGAACATTGTTCGAACCATTCAACTTGGCGTACACAAACAGCTACTTATTATCCGGCTCTATGATGGGCGGCCTAGCAACATACGAAATGTTTGCCGGCTATCAAAAATTAGTAGGACGAATGTTTGGCGCATATATTGAATTCAAATGGCGTCAAAGCAACCACATGCTAACAATATTACAGCGTCCTTTTGCACAAGGTGAGCAAGTGTTGTTACGCACACACAATTATCGACCTGACTTTGTATTATTACAAGACATTTACGCAAAACAATGGCTATATGATTATACTCTAGCAGTTTGTAAACTACAGCTAGGAGAAGCAAGAAGTAAATTTGGTAACATCGCAGGACCCGGCGGCGGTGGCATTCAACTTAATGGAGCGGCACTTAAGGCAGAAGGCGATAAAGAAATTGAAAAACTTGAAAAAGAAATTAACGATATGGTACCAGGCGGCACACCATTGACATTTGTGATAGGATAACCCATGTCGATTAGAGTAACAGAATTACCAACATTAACTGTTGTTGCTGGTACTACACTTTTATCAGTAGTAGA